TATTTAGTATCAATTGCTATCTGTTTTTTATGTTGTTTCTTATGTCAGTGAGCAATTGATGATCTTGTTGTATCAACACTGGTATTGGAGTTGAATGTCTTCCAAACTTTGGATGTGAATACAAGAATTCTTCTTTGGGTCTATCTTCGTTGAACTGTTTCATCAACTTGTTCAACTTGTAGGCACTTGCATTTGGTAGTTTATAAACACGGGCAACATAGTCACCCAACTCTTTTAGTTCACCTGTCCATTCACAAATGTCTATCTTTTGTTTTTGCCAGTATGCTTTAGACCAAGGACATACTGAAACAATAGATGCAAAGTAGTCAGACCAATTAACCTCGTCTGCCACCTTTTTTGCCGCCTCTTTTGCCGCCTTTTTTCTTTTTCTTTTTAGTCATTGCCATTGTCATCTCCTCCGTTGAAGTAGCTGTCCATTTCTGGATGCACTTGTTTGATCTCTTCGTCTGTGTATCCTTGTTCAATCATCTCTCTCATATGACTTACCAATGAGTCTTTGCTCTGCATTGGTGGATGTGGTTGACTTAGATCCTTAGGCTGTGATGGTTGCTCCACTGTTCCTTTCAGCCCTTGTAATCTTGTGATCTCTTCTGTTCTGTTATGATCAGGTGATAGTATTTCACCTTTGTGTAGATTGTAGTATAACGTATCTTCTGATATACCACCTTCTTGATATGCTTTGATTAAATCTATCAATGATTTAGAATCCATTTTAGCATCAATGAAGTCTCTGTTCAATTCAGCGTCAACTGAATCAATATCTATGTTCATATAATCAGCACAATATTTCAATGCCATTGTTATACCAGCATCTACTGATTCTACTACTGTGATAAGAGCAGAACCTTCTGCCGCTTGTCTGATAGAAGTTGTTTCTGCCGTCTCTGGTTGAGCTGTGGGTTTTTCTAAAAGTCTCGCACCCAGTTTTCCCATCTTGTTTTCAGAGTCATTTAGGTACTGTCTTAGACTGTTCACACCTGCACCAGAAAATTCTAACATACCAACTGATGAACCTTGTGGTAGCATCAACATATTTGTTGAACCAATCCTTAAAGGTGATGCCTCTTTGCTCTCTCCACCATAGTTGTCTACGCCCGTCGCATAAGGGGTTGGTAGAGCTGTAAAGTGAAGTGAATGACCAATGTCTGCTGAAAACTTGTAATGATTAATATTCATATTCACCAAATCTAACAATGGCGAATCTTCATATTCACAACCTAAAGAAGTTGTGTTGATGATCACGAAAGGAATATAATCTAATGTTCTACCTTGTATGGTAGGAACTGTTATTTCACCTGCAACCTCTCTGTTGCCTTCCGTGTAATAAATCTGTTGGGTGTAAACCCCATCTTGTAGTCTCAACACTCTATAACAAGTTTCATAATCTGTTTTGAACTCATCATTTAAATCAACGGTCTCTTTGCTTTCTTGTAGCACGACCATTTCTAATTGTAATATGCCATTGTTCAAGCCCATTCTATGGTTTATTATCGTTTCTCCAATGTAATGATTACAATATGGTCTCTGTGTGTTTTGATCATAGTCAACTAAAACACCGTGTCTGCCCACTGTGAGTACGTCTTTCAATATCTGTTTTGTGAAGTGATTTGCTGATGTGCCATCTAAGTCAATGTCATTTATCACATCATCTAATTCTGCGGGTCTTGAAAATGTAGCACCTCTTCTGAAAACTGAACCAACCAATGCTGACAGAGTCCTCCTACTTGCATTGTAGAATTGAGCTCTTTCTTTGTAATCTTCATATTCTCTACCTGATAAACCATTTAGGTGTGGTAGGAACATTTCTCCAGCTGATTTTACGGCTTCTTCGCCTTCTATCACTGTTCTTGTCTTTGCGGCCTTGTGGGCCCAATTGTTATAACTTGGATGTGTATTATTTGCTGGCATATAAGTTTTCCTGATCTATAATCATATTTATTGTTAGTAGCCTTGTAGCGGAATCATTTTTGCTGTTTTTGGCTTGTCTAAGACGATATATCTCAAAGTATCAGCATCGTGATCTATTGATTTGGTGTCAACATCATCTAAATTGTTTGTATCTCTTGGCAGGCCTGTTAGATTCCTCCAGAGCATTTGGCACTTGTTTGTTATTACTAATCCTGGTTCTTCCTGTGTTTCAGTCAACATAGCATTGAATTTCTGTCTTATCTGTTGCCAACCTATCTTCCTTGAACCTGGGGCTTTGTTTGATCTGCACCATTCAACTCCGTGTACGGCCATCTCTTCTGCTATCTTGCTGTCACCATCATAGATTGAATTATCAGCTGGTCCTGGTCTCACTGGTCTATCAAAGTGTCTCTCTTGTTCTTTTATGGCTCTCGCTATGTCTCCTGGTGACCATCTCAGGCCTTCTGCGGGTTTGTTGGGTTTTGAACCATACAATTCATCCACTATCACTATCGTACCTGGCGTGAATGTCTTCTGTTTACCGTCAATTGTGCAAGGTGTGTCATCTGCTACGGCGTACCATAACACTGAAAAAGGAGCGGAATAACCATAATCATAGGCCCTCCTCAATGTCCAATGTTCTGGCAATCTGAAATCTCCAATTAGGCATTTGACACTATCCATAACATCAGAGAACATCTGTCCTGATGGTATGTTCCAATCTCCTTCCAACATAGCCGTCACCAATTCTGAATTACCCATACCCATAATCCTTTTGACGTAGTCAGGATCATCATTCATCAGATATGGGTTGTCCACGAGCTTGGCTGGTAGATACTGTCTCAGCAATCCACCTTCATCATCTGGCATCTTCACTATCCTGTTGTTTGGACATAGATCAACAAATCCTATCTTGAAGAAGTTGTGTGAGATACCTCCTGGATTGGAACTTGTGACTATCCTTGGAAAATGGTTTTTCCATTTTTCTGGTATCTTGACACCACTCATCCTGACCCTTGATCTCATAAACCTGTATTGTGCTTCCGTGAACGTGGTCCCTTCATCTATCAATAGGCAATGTATCTCTGATCCTTGGAACCTGTACATATCTGATTCCTGTTGTAGATGACTCATCGTGATTATTGATCCATTCCAAAATTTAAAAGTGTTATGAGCACTATTATACTTTACCCAACCACCAGAGATCAATGGTTCCAAAATGGAAAGATAACTCTGTGGTCCAACCAAATGGTTTATCCTTAGATCTGGGAATGTACGTCTGAAAAGGAATATGTTGATCCCAGGGATCTCCATAGCCCAAAGTATTGAAGCCCATCTCAGGAAGAATGACTTACCTGATCCAAATGATCCTCCAATCAACACTTCAGTGGCAGGTGTCTGATACCAGAGCTGTTGGTTTGGTGTGAAGGATACTTTGAGGTTGTTGGTGTTGTTAGTTGTCTCTTCTGTCTTTTTTTGACTCATAATCTACTATCTCAAATGAAGGCTTCTCAAGTTTCTCTGACTCACCTTCAAAATTAATAGTGACCTGAGGGATCTTGCCTTGATCTGTTTCCTGTTCTTTGAACATACCAAGGTGTTTGCCTAATAATTCTAAAGCTCTTAATTTGTCACTCCATCTCATCCCTTTGGTGACTGGATCCTGCTCCATCGCGATCTGGGCCAATTGACCCAACACGGATCTGTTGTCTATCTTGGCCTTCTTCAAACTGATGTCAATGCCCTTGTTGATCTCATTTGACACCAATGGGTTCTGCATCAATTTATTGGCCATTGATTCACTGAATCCTACCAGTCTGCACGCCTCAGAGGCATTATAAGACTTCAGGTATTCTTCTACGAAATGTTTCTGTTTGGGATTCAACTTGGTCTGTTTTGGCATATAGTTATTTATTAATTCATATTGATTCACTTTGGTCTTGGTCTGATCAACAACTTCGTTGTCAATCAAGTAATCACTTTCAGTGATTACTTTTTAATTCTTTATGAGATACTTGATCTTGATTGATTTGGTCAGAGTCCACCTGTGTACGGTAGACTCAAAAACTTGATCTGTGTTGACCAGGTCTTCGTCCAGACACATTCTTGATTTGGAGGATCATACCAACCTGCGGTGTCGCTTTTTTTACATTAGACGGTGGTTATTCTAAATACCAAATCTTTATAACGAATTGAAATTGAACTACACGAAAAGTTCTTATAGTGTGCTCCTTATCAGATACCTTTTCCACAGTAGGATGATTACTGGCCTACCAACCTTATGTCGTGCTTTAGCTTCTATTATAGGTATTTATAATTCGTTTGTCAATATATTTCTTTTGAGTGGTTTTTTTACATTTTTAGATAAATATCATTAGTATTATCTTAATTTGACATTAGGTAATGCTCCTTAATAGTATGTGCAATAGAGCCCTGTTGTTTCGCGACAACAGGGTTCACCTTTTTTACAACCCCATAAATATTTGTATGGCAAGAAAAGAACTTAAAATAGAAGCAGAAGCATTCACCAGGTTAGGTTATCTACAAGAAGTACAAACTGTTGACGTCATATGGATGTTGACGTACACTGGCAAATTGGCAAGGATCAGAATCAACAAGAAACAACATATCAGCAATGACTTCAATCAATTCAGCCAAACCACTTTCAAATACAACAAGAACACCTGGACGACAGAAGCTACCGCAAAGACACAGATTGCAAAATTAAATAAAACATTTAAAACTGACAAATTTGGATATATCAAAATAGATGGCAAAAGTTAAAGAACAAGTAGCACACGAAACCAAACCCAAGAAGACCAGCATAGGTGGTGGTAAGCATTCAAAAACTATGATGAACAAATCCAAGAGAAGAAGTTATAAGAAATATAAAGGACAAGGTAAATGACAAGGAAAACAAACACGATGTTGATTGGTTTGTTGGGAACTATCCTGATGGGATTGGCAACCTGGACACTTGTGACATTGATAGAATTACAGACCTTGATGTATATGCTACAGACGGAATTAGAAAATGTTGATAAACAATTTGGAAGAGTGTATAACTTTATAGACTCAGTGAGAGGGAGATAATATGCCAAAGTATCAAGGAAGAGAAGTAAAATTAAATCAACCATCAAGAGGTGATGTCAAGAAGTTCAAAGTGTTCGTAAAAGATCAGAAGACTGGAAACGTAAAGAAAGTGAACTTTGGACAAAAAGGAATGAGCATTGGAAGGAGCAATCCTGTTAGGAGAAAGAGTTTCAATGCAAGGATGGGAGCTGTACTTGACAAAGTCAAAGGACAGAAGACTTTATCACCTGCATACTGGGCCATAAAAAGTTGGAAACCCAATTTCAAAATATAACGGTTTTTGCCCACGTACAAACACCCCACCAATCCCTTTAGACCCCCTTTAAAAGGTCTCTGTGCGAATCTTTTTTTTGTAAATTCACCAATTATATAACGATTGACAATATATTCTTAAATATTGTATAATATGTTATGGCCAGGACAAAAAACAAAATGAATCATATTCAGACTATAGAACTGTTAGAAGAAATGCAAATGAGGATAGACAGTTTGCAACACACCATAGACAAGATGATTATGAGTGGCAAGTTCAAAGACAATGATCCTCGTTTTAAATCAATTGAAGACAACATACACACGATGGAGACAATGATGATGCAGGTGGCAATAGATGCTGGCATCAAACCCTACAACATTCATTTCCCCCAGTCTAATAAAAAATACAATGAGAAAAAAAAGAACGACAAAGACCAAGATTAAACAAGAAAAACCCGTTGTTCCTGTGTACGACATACAGGAAGTCAGGAACTGTTTGGATATGGGTTGGCGTAATTGGGATGACATAAGGCATTCAGCTTATTGTGAATGGGCCATCAAAGACTATTTCAAGCACAAATGAATAGATACATCATCTCAATCACTTTGATCCACATCATATTTGGAATCCTGCTATATTACCATTATCTTTAAATACATTGGGTGGGCATTCGTGCCATAATCGCTTCTAACCTACCAATGTCTACCCGCAAAAACCCCCAAAAATAGCGATAAATTAGCCTCTTGACAGATCTTGCTTCTGTAGTATTATAATAATATGAATAATAACAAGAAAGAGGTAAAAAA